TCAACAGTGTCCTTCTCCAACCTCTCAAGGTCACCGTCTATGCCACGGTCAAGGACATCCAACATAGGCTTGTTGCCGCCTATGATGTAAGTCTGACGGATGGCAGTCTGGATTAACAGCAGAGGATTAACCCTAGTCCAGTAGTTCTCGTCTTCGTCATTAATAAGCTCAGTCGAGTAGAATAATCCAACCACTTCAACCAATGCCTCCTGCTCCAACGGACAGGAGAATATCACTGCATTATACTCATCCGTGTCATTAGGTATAACCCCTATATACGCACTGATAGCAGTCAACGTAGCAGGCGTCATATCTATTGGCAGATTCCTAGTTATCGCAGGGCTGAAGTACTCAGGAGATCCGCTCTCCAGAGATGCCGGCAACTTGGTATAATACTCCGCGATGATGTCCTGAAGGCGTTTTCGATCAAGCTGCCAGCGTGAACTAGAGGTAATCCATACTTCCTTAATCGCTCTCGCGTGAGGGAACTTTACATACCAGGCTCCAGCATCCTGAATGGACAGATAAGATGCCCCAGACTTAGGCGTCTCCACTGTCTTATCCAGCCACCTACACGCAGCATTGATGAAGAAGTTAGCCCCATTATCTGAGCCATCCTCATTCACCAAGTCATAGCGCCCTGATAAGTCCCTGAACTTCTTCCTTACATCATCGAGTATCATTCCAAGTTCCTTCCTCCAGACTATGGTGGGTAGTAAAGGAGTAACCTACCCACCATAGCTGGTGGCCTTAGTGGAGGTTAGCTGCTCTTAGGTAAGAGCATTATCAAGGCCAACACCGTTGAGGACAGCACACTTCTGAGGCAGACCAAACTCGAGACCAGCCTCAGTCAGGAACTCAGCTTCGTCCCCGTCCTTGTGACCGGCAGAGTCTTTGTAGTCTTTGAACATAGTATCGTCAATATAGCGATACTTGATCTCCTTAGGTTCGAGCAAGACCATCATGTTACGAGTGGTCGCGTCATAGCTAAAGAGAGGATGGGTTTTGAAGTAGATGGACCCAAAGGGGGTCAGCCACCTCTGAATATCCATCCCGTAGGCCTTAGACTGCGGGGTCAACTGTACATCCGCCCCAGCCTTGGCCAGGCGCTGAATACCGAGCAGAGCTCCAGAACCACACAGGGCCAGCTTTTCACTAGCCCCATACCGGAAGATCTGTTCGAGGTAGTTATTCAACCACAGCTCGCCAGACGTGATCCAGGCATCACCTTTATACTTGGAATCGGCATTCAAGGTGTAATCGTCACAGTTCAGCGGCGCATACTCACGGATAAAGTTAATAACCCCCTGAGTGGTACGCTCAGGCTTGCCATTATCCCCAGTGCCCTCAGTTTTCACACCCCAGAGGAACGCCAGCTCCATTTCCCAAGAGTGCATTTCCAGCGCCTCAGCCTTCGCCTTCTGATACTGATCACCAGTACGAAGCTTAGTCTTGCGAGCCGTACGAGTGATGCTCAGAGGAGTACGGAAGATCTGAGTGTAGTTATACACCTTGACAGGATCCAGAGCGATAGCATCAGGCATCTCGCCACCCTCAGGGTTAATGTTACCGATGATCTTGAAGGTGTCGCAGTCGCTCAGGTTGTTAGTAGCGCTATTATCATCATCCTCGAGGAGCTTCACAGCGAGGACAGTAACAGTCGTACCACGAGCAACTCCAGTCACCTTCCCGACAACATCGACGGAGTAGTCACTAGCGTCACGAAGGAGGATCTGATGACCTTCCCGAACACGGTTACCAACAGTAGTGAGGATGGAGACATAGACAACATCTCCGGCGACACCGCCAGTGGTATAAGCATCAGAGAGGTCAGGCAGAGTATACACCCCAGCCACTGCCCCGCCAACAGAACTCATCGTCTGAGTCCACCAATGAAACTGAGGATCGTCGACAGACTCAGATCCCATCATAGAGAGGATAGCAGTCAGAGGAGCACTACCATTCGGATACAGCTTGAGAATCTGCTGTCTCCAATTAAGAGGTCGCTGATCAGCAACCCAGTCACCGTTACCACGCATACCTAACATATTAAGTTACCTCATGAAAAGTTTGTATAAAAATTATTCGATCTGGTTAACTGACAGCGTTATCGTTCCCAAAGAAGACCAACCAGGCCAAGCCGTCACTAAAGGCCAGGATACGGTCGCCGGTAGAATTAAGAGTGATGTCTCCAACCCAAGCTTCAGAGTCATCCTGGTTTTCCACGATCACGGTCCCACCACTAATCCCACGAGCCATGATGGAGTACCAGCGCCCAGTGCACTCGGACACAGGAGGGAGCGTGATAGTGATGTTCTCATTTCCCGCAGCACCAGGCTTGGGACGGAGAACATAGTCGTAGGGTTTCATAGTGTAGTCAGCAGTGACATCAGAGAACTTGTCGACTACAGTCCTATAGTGATTATTAGGATTCTGTTCAAGACTCATTTTATAGCTATCTCCTATGAGTTAAGTGCTTTTTCCATGTCTTCCAGTTCATCCTGGAAGGTGTTAGACTTAGGGGCTGAGTCAGGTGTCCCAGCTCGTTTGCCGACCTTGGGAAGGGCTGCTGGTTTAGGAGCAGGGACCTTCTTGGGGTCGGGAAGGTTGAGGCGTTTCCTGGCCTCGACTGCCAGACGGGATGTAAGGTCTTCTATTGTAATATCAGGGTTAGCAGAGAGAATTTCCTCAGAGACTGCTTGGACTACTTTAGGAAACTTGACAAGATCAGAGTTGGCTTTGTAGAAGTTCTCACTCATCCTCTGCATTGCAATTACAGCCTGGGCCTGCTGCTGAACCATAGCAGGGAGTTGCTTAGCAATGGCAGTCCTAGAATCTATCATGGCCTTCTGATAGATCTTGTTCATGAACTTGTTGAACTCCTTAGGGTCCTGAACAAGTTCTTCGATATCAGTGTCACCAACAAAGTCCTGGTCAGTAACCTCAGGTTCAGCTGGAGGTGGAGGCTCAGAGGGCTTATCCAACTTAGCAGCCAACTCAGCCAGCTTAGCCTCGAGGGCAGAGATCTTCTCATCCCTAGGGTCGACTGCAGGAGGAGGTTCCTCTGCAGGGGTTTCTTCTGAAGGAGCCTCTTCCTCAGTAGGTGGAGGAGTCTCCTGATTATCTTCCTTAGGTTCCTCTCCCTTTGGTTCTTCCTTAGGAGGTTCCTCTTTAGGTGCTTCCTCCTGAGGAGGTTCCCCTAAGGACTCCAAGATCTTGTCCATCTCAGCTAGTTCCAATGCTACTTCTTCACTCATCGCTAACCTCCGGGTCTATATTATTATCAGTTTGCTTTTGATCCTCTACTTGCTGGAGAAGGATATTAGGGATGTCGAGGAAGTATGCTACAGCCTTCCTTCTCCCTTTGATGTCGCCAAGGTGAATCAACGTCTCTGACTCATTAGGGACTATCTTAGCTCCATCGTCGTCTACTCTCGGCTCTCCTACCAAGTCATACTCAAGCATAGCACGATGTGCTAGCTCGACTAACTCAGCCTTGATGTCCTTCCAGATTAGTGACTGCTGAAATTCTTCAATCTGAGATTTTGTGGATAGTATCATTACACCTCTCCCATTTGACTAGCAGGTATCATATTCCCAGCTTGAACCTGCTGAGCTACCTGCCCATCAGGCATGACCTGAGGTTGGATTTGATTAACTTGACGACGGAAGTCCTCTACATTCTTAGCACCTAGTTGCTGAGCTATGTACATAAAGATCCTGGTTACATCAAATCCTTGGCGGAGTTCAGGGTCTGTACCTATTGTCTTAAACAGCTCGATCCAAGACTGAGAGAAGTTACCTCCAGGGATTGATCCATCCCTCACGATCAAATCATAGTTGACAGCCAAGTCATAGGGTGTCACAGGGATTGAATTCTGAGTAGGAAACAACGCCTTGAGCTGATCAGCATATCGTCCAACAGCTTTAATATAAGTCTTCTGTGTCATATACTGCTGTGTATGCACAGCGAACATTTCCCCTATATCTTGCATACTCTGAAGCCCAATGATCTGTGCTAACCTCTGGAGGCGGCTAATAGCGCTTCCTCTCGTCCCTTGGAATTCCGCCCCTGTCAGCCTCTCAGGACCTGTCATTCTCAGAGCACCCTGCATACTCTGATCTGCGCCAGAGATTCTATCCATCCACTGGGTTATATAGGCAGAGTCACTGATATTTGCACGAGTGATGTCCTGAACAGCGAGCTGCTGTACCACCTTATCAACTCCACGTCCCCATGCAGGCCTACGCAGACGAATGAGTTTTCCAGGCTTAGGATCCTTAAGATCCTCAATGTTGACAAGATAAGGGTCAACAATGAGCATATCATTAATCGCCTTGCGTACGTTAGAGATATGAGAATTGAAGAGGAAGTCGAGAGTATGCTGGAGACCATTGAGTACCTCCATACGAGCTATGGGAGTAGAGGAGTAGCCGTCAAACTCTGGAGAGGATATAGCTATCGGATACATCCCGTGGGCGAAGTCTGCTTGTTCACATCTGATGATTACATCATCTGAGGCCAACTCAAAGTACCACTTCTCAGGGTATTCACTAGAGCTTAACTCCCAGTCTTTGGGAATGAGATTGATGAACATCCTGATACGGTCAACTGGAGAGACCGAGTTCGAGTTGGACCTAGCCAAGTCAGCAGCCCCACCTTGACGTAGCTCCCTATCGCTTTGGTCCAGGGCAAGAGCAGAACGCTTGTTCAACTTATCCTTAAGATACTTAACATTGAAGTATCCAGACCCAGGATTGGATTCCTCAGTGAGAAGATCCATGTAGTTGGTCCTATCCAGCCAGCCTACATACTCAGCTTTTTGAATCTCACTGGAAGCCACTCCAGGTTGGACAAGGAGCATGTAAGGGTCAAGATTGACCAGTGCATTTCCCTCGAATACAACCTCCCTAGGACCGAACATCACTTGTGACTCAGTAGACTCACCAAAGGGAGAGTCAATCAAGGTGGACTGCCTCATAGGCTTACGTCCATACTTCCTAGACCAGTCTGGCATCACTGCTCCGATACCATAGACTAGGGAATCCCTGAATTGTGTATGGAGATTGAGAGGCACCTTGTTCTTAGCACAGTGGAGCCTCACTACCATCTCCATCAGCATGGCACCTGCAGTGTCAGAATCCTCTACACCTTCATACTGGAAGATCGGATCCTGGAAGAATGCCATAGAGAGATATGTCAGCAGAGCTTCCAACATAGAGTAGGTGTAAGGGAATACTATGGATACAGGCTTAGCATCATCCTTGTCTTTGATCTTCTCTTCTACCTCTTTCAGCTTAACATAGGTCGTCAACGTCTGATCCATGGTTCGCCACTGGTCAAAACGCTTAGACACTTCAAGTCTAGCTTCCTGAGCCCTCTGCCAGATCTTAGACCTGAGCCTATTGTGGAAGTCAGAGTCAGGTTTAAGATTGAGACCTTCTGGATATGAATAAGAGAAGTTCTTATCCCTATAAGCACTTCCCTTCCAACCAGTCGGTTCACCTGTTACTATGTATGGGCTCATTGTGTCCTCAGTCCGTATAAAATTTGTTTGATCTACACAACGTCGATAGTGATAGGTTCCTTCACTAGGAGGTTTACAAACTTCCCGTGGAGAATAGATCCACTATCTTCATCCTCTATAAACGCCTGAATTGTCCACTCACCAGCTTGGTCTAAGGTAGTTGTCAGCAACGTAGCCTCAAGCCACTGTGAATTATCAGGACTGACTGTAGCAGCTACCTGACCAGTAGTCCCATCAGGCTTCTTGTACTTAATATAGAGGTTATCATACCCTACAAGACTAAGAGAGGTCTTAAGAATAACCTTTACAGTATCACCAACAAATGTCTCGTTCATTATAGACGAGCTCCTTAGAAACTATAGACTTCTCAGAAACTGATGCAATTATCTCTGAGTCAGCATAGAGGATTGCAAAAATAGGAGACTTAAATATCTTTGAGCAAGTAACTGCATATTCAGATGAGGGCTTTAATCTTACATTTGGAAACACTAGTGTGAATATACCAGTCTCGGCTAGTACTACTAGCTCCTCATGAGGGACATATACCAGCCCAGCATCCTGCCCTGAGAGGATATAGAGGCCGGCCTCAGATGTGAGGACGTGAGTTCGTAGAAAACTCAGGTCCTGCCCAGACAGCTGATATACACCTGGTTCAGCAGATACTAGCTTCCCAATTCTAAAGAGTGAGTCCTGGCCGCTTAATAAGAAGCTACCATACTGAGAGGAGATTCTCGCAGATCTAAGTAATCCAGTTGGTTGCCCAGCAAGGCTGAATGCACCTTGAGAGGCTACAATAGTATAACCACCAATAGGTGTGTATATCAGGGTAGCATTCTGCCCTGTGAGGTCAAAGCTCCCACGCTCTGCAGCGATCTTCAGCGCCTTGAGGAGGTTTGCAGATCTGCCAGTAAGACTATATCCACCATACTCAGCGCCAAGGGACTTAGAGTACTTAAAGAGTGCAGTCTGTCCAGTCAGTGTGAACTCAGCTAAGGAGGCACTGACTAGTTTAGAGTATAAGGTATTTACATCCTGACCTGATAATGTAAACTGTCCATATCCAGCTGAGAGTGTCAGACTGACGAGATACTCAAGGGTTACCTCTTGACCTGTGATGGCATAGGATCCATTATTAGCACCTATGACTCGCGCAGACTTGAGTATACTATCCTGGCCAGAGAGCGCAAAAGACCCATTGTCAGATGTGAGGCTATAGTTAGTACCAGCGCTCACATATTCAAACGCTCCGATATCCCAAGTGCTGGTGCGGGTGTTGCCGAGGATGTCGTCGGAGTAGAGGCCAGAACCGGGATCGTCGGTGCCAGCGCCAACGCAAACAGAGCCACTTTTGAGAGAGAAATCCCCGTTGGCGTAGTCGGTAAAACACGCTGCCCAATCAGTTGCCTCGGTTGCTCCGGGGCTGATGTCTACCGGGTTGGTGCCATCGCCGTCGTCTGATGCGCAGTGGTCGAGGGTGTTAAACGCGCCGCTGAAGTCATCTGTGCAGTTGAAGACGGCACAATTATAAACGTAACAGCCACCGTTGCCGCGGATAATGCCATATTGAAGCCTGCCAGAAATTGTACAGTTGTAGATATATGACGGATAAGGACCATCGCAAAATATGCCTCGACCATATTGGGCAATACTCGAATCGCCAACAATAACGATATTAGATACGGTAATCGTCCCGGATGTCCTGTTGATTATGCGGGCATACCCGTACCCTGCCGTTTTTAGGGTCTTGCAATAGCACTTCCTGATGTGTGCTGAGGCCCCGCCAGTTCTCACGGCGCCAAAATAGCTGTTAGCGGTTCCGGTAGACTTAAACGCAATTCCTTCTATTTCAATATATGTACTTCCAGTCGCTATACC